GGCAAGCCCTGCTGTAAGCCCGCTAATCAGGCCGCGCTTGAGATCTCCTGTAACAGCGGCAGTGCCTACCCCTGTGAGCAATCCAGTGCCAAGAGCGCCTAATTTAAGCGCCCCGCCAAGAGCACCAAACAGCAACGGCAAAAACGCCTCTGGCTGTCCAGTCACTGGGTTAGTGGTCAAACTACCCGTCGGCGATAATGAGGCAATGCCTGCAACCTCAATAGGGTTCATGTGCACAAGCATAGAGTCGCCGTAGCGCCCATGCTGTGCCATCTGATCCATCATTGGCTTGGCTGGATATTGATTCATAGTTAGCTGGTCTCTACACCGAATAAGTTAAAGCTGACATTGGCCGCGCTTGAGTACACCTTCACCACGTCCTTTTGACCCAAACACAGGCCAATCACTACCGTTCTGGATGTGGTAGCCGCCAAGTCTTCGTCATAAAAGATAAACTGCTTGTCGTCTGCGCCCGCATTGTTGACGTGGACACTGACCCGGAATGTAATAGCAGAGCCTCCCCTGTTGCACACAACAAGTGAGCTACAGGTGGTTTGCGTTAGGTCTGGCGCCGAATACAGCGTAGTTGTCGTGGTTGCACTGACATCAACTTGGCCAAGAACCTTAATCGCATCAGCCACTGGACGCTCCCATCAGCAAAAATTGAAAGCGTCTAAGAGCTAGAGACGAAGGCTTGCTCTTCTTGCTGGTGTTGCCGTCAACTTTATTCTCTAAGTCTTGGAATGAGTTTTCTATTGTCCGCCTAGATATTTGCTCGTTTTCCGCGTCATACTGTCCCGAAGCCACGGGTAGTGGTCTGGATGCCATCGCTATCGCCTCCCGTCAGTTCTAATGCCCAAGCGAAGATCGCCCAGAGACCAGCCATAGCCCTCGCCGCTAGACTCTATTCTTACAATCTGCTCTCGGGCTCTAGCCCTGACAAATGACTGCGTTGTTGAGCTGGTCACCGTTGCTGTTGACAAGTCAGACGCATCCTCAAGCGGGAAGTTTCTGCCCTTTAGCTTCACCTCAATGCTTGCCTCAGACTCGTTACCTGTAAACTTAAAGTCAGGGATAATCCGGTTAACCATCATAAACGACTCGCCATCTCCAACCCCAAGGTCGCCAGACTCAACAAAGGCTGTAATTTCAGCGCCGTCGCCGTCATAGCCAATCTCATGATTAAACAAGTAATTAGTGAGAGGGTTGTCAATGTCGTTTGATGCGGCTATTGGATATTGCTGTGTCGCGGTCGGTATGTATGCGCCACGGTCCAGCGTCCCCACAGCCCACACCTGCTCTAAATAGTTATACGAAACGTAGTTGGTGACATCTGTTTCTCCAGAGCCAATAGGGTAATACCAAGTTACCTCGGAGTAATCGACATTGGTAGTTGCAAACACCTTGTATATCTGGTCTTTGTTGAGGTTATCAAACACATACCTATGCACAGAGCACGGCAATCTTTGAACTGCGCCTCGGTAAACATAGAACCCACCGGGGTCCATAAAATACAATGTATCTGCCGCAACAACAGCCGCGTTCGGGGAGGCAAAGCGGACATGCTCTGCCACGGGAGTAAACGAAAAAATAAACGGCGCCCCGGAAAACCGCATAGACGTTAACCCGTTGTCGGTGCTAATGATTATTTCTTGCCTTGTCTTCACCGCGCCCACGATCTGAGTGCCGGTAGAAAGGACCTGCCCGCCAGCACTGTTTGTTGCTGTTGGGGTCCAGTCTGCCGCATTCTCTTGATCAGACCAGCGAACCAGAAGCGGGTCTAGTGCTGAGCCTCCAATAGGGTTCGCGCCAAAGCAAACAACATGGCGATCTATATCTGAAATCATCACCTGAAATGCCGCCGTAGGCGTGTTACTTGCCCCACCCAAGGAGCTAAGGGCAACCGCCCTTGTGGAAAGGCCGGATGACTTGTCCCAAAAAAACACGCCGCCAGCCCGAGGATTAAATATTAGGTCATCCCCAAAAGCGTCTTGGCTGAATAAGCGCAATTGATTTCCCAGCGTAAGGGCCGTTGACGAGCCCCACGCTCCAGATCCCCACGGCCCGACGCTCCATCCAGTTGACGATAAGTAGAAGTTTAGCCCTGTATTGATCTGATATGCCGCAGTTACTGATCCGCCACCGTTCCCTGTGTCGCTGGAGTTTGCGGTTACAGCGCTTCCGCTAGTGTCTAGTGCCGTTATGGTGTACGTGTTGACAGTAAGAATGACATTGACCTGATACTCTTGGTTTAGCACCGTCGCAGTGATATTTCCGCCAAGCGTTGCCGCGCCAGAGTAGGTTACAAAGTCCCCGGCAACGGCGCCGTGGGAGTTGTCGGTAACCGTAATAGTTGACGATCCATTGGTTGCCGCAAAAGTAGCCGCATTAGTCGTCGTGGCCCTAATAGGGGTGACATCGTTAAGCGAGCCACCCGACTCAACATAGAATTTCAGGTTTGTTCCAATCCCCAAGAATATTTGACCGTCACTAGACCCCCAGTCCATCAAAGACCGGCACACACCCTTGATTGCGCTAGTGATGTATTTTTGCCAGCCGCCAATTTTCTCAACGCGACCCTTGCGGAATCTTATCTTGTCGGAATCAAACCACCCGGAGTCGGCTGTGTACTGGGTGCCCTCTTTATTTATTCCGGGGGCGAATGCAATCTTGGACAGCGGCACGACTACACCTCCTCAGTACGACCAAACGGTGGGATAGGGGCGATCATAGTCCCAGTCCAGATGCACGAAACGTCCATCGCCACGCTGGTTGACGCCAATTCTTGGGCAACCATGCGCCAAAGCAACCTCGATCAGCTTGTAAGCATCAGCCCTGCTTACCCCTACATCCACCGCTTTCCCAGTGCAGTGTGCTCCCGGCTGTTGTTTCTTGACCTCTATTGGGTGATCAACACAGCGATATCCGCTGGTTATAGGCATAGGCCCAAATTCTCTTCGGATTGCGTTAAGTATTTTTAAAACGCCATCATCAAACTTGTATTTTCCGCAGTGCTGGCAGGCCAGTTCTTTCTCAGAAAAGTAGCTCATTTCTCTCTTTGCACGCCTTTGGTTTTTTCCAGCGTCCTCATGCCGCCAAGACCTAACATGCCAATGAGCACAGGCATCATTGTCTCTAGGTCAATTAACGGTATCGCTATAGGGCTGTCAGACAAAGCAAGAACAAAATTAGCCATAGGGATAAGGATGTAGTTTCCTGCAATCCCAAACGCAAACGTCCACCCCAAAGCCGGCCTCCAGCCTGCGACAAATAGACTTTTATGCGCGGCTTCTGTTTTGTTAATCTCCATTTGCGCTTTGTTGACTTCATGCCTGTGGCGCTCTGACATTGTGGCAATTTCATGGGCGAGTTTATTCCGTTCGTCAGCATCAGGGATAAATTTGTCTAGCAGGTTAGATACGGGGCCGATTAGTAGGTCAATCACTTGTCTGCCTTTTTGTCGAGCTTCTCATCAATAGAGTCTAGCTTTTCCATAAGCCGCCGCATATCGTCCTTCCACTCCTCGCGCTTCAAGTATTCGCCCGCTACAGATACCTGCAATGTGCCTACCTGATCGTCAAGGCTTTTGATCGTATCCCACATGCTCTTCAAGACAAGCCCGTATGCGCCTGCGGCTATAGAGATAATCGTATTTATTAACGCCTGATCCATTATCGCCAAACCTCATGCCACGCTTGCTTTAGGGCTTTCTTTGCTTTCTTGTAGCGGTCTTTAGCGTCTACTCGAACGGTATAGAGAAAACCATCAACACGGGTAACAGCAGTGCGGAGATCACCCCTAACACCAGCATATACTCTATGAATTTCCGATCTAAATTGCTCACGATCCATCCCAAGGGTTCCCGTCATTACAGCGGTCTTGCCACTCAAGCTCTTCAAATGACAATATGCCGGTTGGCTGGTAGTAATCGCACATATCATAAACGCCGTCATTGGTAACATCGCATTGCCTCTGCCACGTTATCATGTCAAACGTAAGCCCCTCAGACCACGGTATATATGTTTCGCACCATTCAGGAGTACCTACACCGCCTTGTGCGCCAGTTTCGACAGGAACATAGTCGCGCTTGGTAGTCGGCAAAACCTTGGTCAGCTTTACATCACCCTTGCTGTAGCTCTGCATCTGATACAGCTTAGAGTAATTTGTGACATACACTTTTTCGTTAGGGTCTAGCGTGTACTGTAATCCGTCATCGAAAAGAATTACTGTCTGTGCTGTTGCGCCTAACGCAAACAATGCAACCAGACTTGCTATTACGTTTTTCATGTTGCCCCCTGTATAAGCGATACAGTCCCAAAAATAATTGCGCCGATAACCAACGCCCCGAAAACGATAACTGTGGAATCCATAATCAACCTTTGACGCTTTCTTTGCTTGTAGATCACCTGCTCCCGCCTTGCCTTAATCTGCCGTCTGAGCATTATCATTTCTTGATATGTTTCCGTGCCATACGCCCAGATAATTAGCTCTCTAATCTGTTTTTCTTGCTCTTCCAGCTTCTTCTTAGCTATGACGCTATTAAGCGCCTGTTGCTCTACAGTGTTGCCTTCAAATAGCTTTTTAAAGACTCCCGGCTTTTCTGCCTCGCGCTCCGCCTGCTTAATGTCTGCCGCGAACGAATACCACGCACCCAGTTTTTGAGCTACAGCCTCAATCTCTGCCCCTCGGTTTACTAATGTCTGGATGCCCTTGAAAGTAGTCGAGGCCATCGCAATCAGAGACAGCGGGTCCATTAGCCATCACTGTCTTCTGGCTCTACCTGAGACTCTGCCTGCTCTTTGATTTTGACGATCAAGGGCCATGCGCCAGATTTGGTAGGCAGATCGCCTAACACCTGTAGAACCGCGTTAACTTCCTCAACAGCTAACTCTAAAGTAATCACCAAGGCACCCCTTCTCCGGTGGTGGGATTTGCTTCTTCAGCAATCTGTGCATCAATAGCCGCCTCTGTAGCCGCTACTTGATCGTCACCCAAAGCCGCCTTAGCCCAACCAACAGCCGTAGCTTCAGTGATATCGTCCCATGCAACAAACGACTCACCCGGAGCCTCAAGCCCTACAGTGCCGTAAGATGAGCCAGAGTTTTCTCCGACAGTCTTTGAGCAACGCCAGTGTACGGTAGTCACTACGTTGGTGTGACCGTCTTGTGATACGTTGTAATCCATAGCGGATACAGTCCATGTGTGCGCCATAGTTTATTCTCCTTTGAGTGCCGCTACTTCGGCTTCAAGTGTTTCGATTCGTGTTACTGCTTCTTGCAGGGCTTTGATAGCCTTCATGTACAGGATGCTGTACTTGACGGACTTCATGTCTTCTTCGTCAGTCTTAACAAGCCCAGACATTCCAGAGGCTTCAAGCTCTTGAGCAACGACCCCAATGTGCGTAGCGCCTGTTTCGTTGAGCGTGTAACTTCTGACTTGCACAGCCATAATGTCATCAATTTGTGATGAGGCATCTACAATGTTTGACTTTAAGCGAGCGTCTGAAACAGAGCCGTATGAGTTGTTGGTGTTTTCTAAGTCGCCATCACCCATAACTCTGGCTTGACCAGCGTTTCCACCAAAAACAGAACAAGCACTTCCAGCCCCCGCGTCACGAAAAGACTTGAGAGTTGCTTGACTTGTTCCACCAATTCGCGTCCCAAAGTTAGATGAATCTACGGTGGAGCTTGTTGTACTAACCAGCAAATTACCAGAGCTATCAATACGCATACGCTCAGCGTGTGAAGAACCGTCATCAGTATAAAAAGCTAACTGTCCTTGAGCACTTTGGGTGCCACTATTTCCAGTAATTGCCTTTATTTCAGCAACAACACCAACACTATTAAATACGTTTTCAAACTCAACATTGCCTATGTGCAAGTCATTAGCGTCGCCCCGATTGCCCGCTATTCTTAAATAAGTATCTCCTGCTGTTTCTACTTGAAAATCTCTATCAGGACTCGTAGTACCAATACCTACCTGACCAGAGCTATCAATACGCATACGCTCTGCACTTGCGCCACCACCGGAGTTGGTATGGAACGTCATTAATGTAGAACCGCCGGATGAGTACGATCCCAGTGTTGCTAAACCTGTGTCAGTTTCGTAGTAAAGCTGTAGTCCGTTTTTCGCGGCTGTTGTATCAAAGCCTGCTGTAGCGCCTTGGATCATTATTTGACCGTCGCCATCAATACGCATACGCTCTGTTACAGCGGTGTTGGTGGTTACACTTCTTGTGCCAAAGATAATGTCTGCTGTAGTACCACCAGACGATGACGTAGAAACTGCGGCAATCTCTGCGGGCGGCTCTGTATAGGTTCCATTTGTAAAGCCAAAACCAATAGAATAAATGCCGCTTGATGTAAACGTCTCTTGACCGACTTGAAACATCGGACTGCCAAAAGCCGTTGGCGGGGTGTCGTTGATGACAACTCTTGCGCCAGCATGGTTTGAAGCTGAACCAACAGCAAGGTCACCAGCGCTACTAATACGCATTTTTTCAGCGGCGGCTTCACTTGCGCCTGTTTTGAATACAAGTGAGGTAGCGTTGCTGGAGGCGCTAAAGTCACCCTCAGATACAGCTTCAATGCCTGCGGCAACCAATATTGCGTCTGTGCCTGCGCCCTCATCGGGAGCCTGAAAGTTAATTACACCCAGCTTGTCATTTGCGGCAATATCTGTATCGCCGGTGGCTAACAAGAAGGTAGGGAACTTATCGTCCCCGGTATTGGCGTGTTTTAGTGTAAGACCCGTGTCTGCAACGTGCGTCAACGTGATGTCTTGGTCATCGCCAAAAAACACAACGGCACCGTCTGCAAGGTAAAGGTCTGACCACTCCAAAGAAGCTGATCCCAATGTCGCACCATCACTGGCATCTGGGACTGCCGCTGTGCTGGCGGTTATAGTGGTGCCTGTAATTGTCGTAAACGTACCTGCGGCGGCTGAAGCGCCTCCGATAACGGCACCGTCAATTGTTCCGCCATTAATGTCGGCGGTGGCAATAGTTGCGCCTGTTACTGTCAAGTCAACATTAACGTCAGTGACTGTGGCACCAGATCCGCCGCCATTAAACTTCAGCAGAACATCTGCGCCATTAACAATCTCAAAGTCGTTGGATGCGTTGTAAGTTCCCTGAAAGACAATAACTGACCGGCTACTAGACAGGCTGTTACGGATGTGAACAACCTTTTCGGCATTATTCGGGGTAAGTTGCACATATGCCGTACCACCCAGATCCCCGCCATCCACAAACTCAATAAACTTGTTTCTACCGTTGGATGACGCGCCATCTGTTATAGGCAGAGCGGTAGGAGATCCAGAGCTTCCCGCAGAGGAAAGGGTGACCGAGATAATCCCGTTGATCGCCTCATCCAGTATGTCAAAGTTGGTGTTGGTGGTATCGCCCCATGTCCCTGACTGCTCGCCAGTTCCAATCTTCTCAATACCAAGGTTAGTTGTATAAGTGCTGGCCATTAACCAATCCCCTTATGCCGCAATATCTTCATAATTTGGCGTTTGTGATGGAGTCACCTCGGACCATCCGGGTGACTGTGACGGGCCTATCGCAGAGTACCCTGCCGACTGAGAGGGGCTTATCTCTGAATTACCCGCAGACTGAGACGGCGCAATCTCTACATAATTTGGAGTTTGATCTGGGATGATGACCCCCCAGACCAAAACAGATCCTACCTGACCGGAGGCAGACACGCCCTCCACAGCCACGCTTGCCTGAGCAATTGTCGTGACAGAGCCGACACCGCCCGTGGCAGAAACGCCAGTAACGTCTACATTGTTTACAGTCTGGACCGTAATAGAGCCGACAGCGCCTGTTGCCGCGACTCCTGTTGCCGATACATTTGAGTCCGCTGTCGTGGTAACTGAGCCAACCGATCCGGTTGCCGCAAGCCCTGTAACGCTTGTGCTTGAGTCTGCGGTAGTTGTTACCGACCCCACAGATCCAGTTGCCGCAAGCCCTGTAACACTCACGTTGGCTTCAGCAACAACAGTAACCGAGCCTACAGATCCAGTTGCAGAAAGCCCTGTAACACTTACATCAGCGTCAGCAGTAACCGTGACAGAACCGACACCGCCCGTGGCGGACAGTCCTGTGACGGAAACGCCCGCATCGGCGGTAACTGTGACAGAACCGACACCGCCCGTTGCTCCCGTATTGGTAACGCTACCTTCGCCCCAAGCAAGGCTATTCCAACTGCCTCGACCCCATCCGGTAAGTGGGACGATAACGTCGGCCATTACGCTATCCGAATAATCGCGTTGCTCGCGTCAGCCGTAGGAAACACAATCGTAAAATCTCCGGCTGTAGATGTCTTGTCTCCGCCAAAGTCCAGCACAACAACAGTCGGGTCTCCTGATGCGCTGTCGTTGTATATCAACGCTCCGCGAGCAGTCACAGTCGCCGTGCTGAATGTTAGGTCAGAAAAGTCCGTAAACGCTGTGGTGCTGGACGTTGTTGGGTCTACCCTAGTTAGGGATGCTCCTCCAGCAGTGTATCCGGTCCCGCTAACCTCATTGGAGGTGGTGTATGCAGTTGTCGCCGCAGTAAAAGAGGCGCTGTTGGTATACATAGCCAGCTTAAACGTGTTTCCGCCCGAGTTTTTAAAATTGTGCACACCCTCAAGCAATTCCTTCTTGAATGAAGTGCACATAAAATTTCCACTAAACGCCATTCAAAGCCTCCTAATAGCCTCGGCTAGATCCTTTTGCCCTGCTTCTACCAGAGCGTTGTAAATAGTAGTTCGGTCACTGCGAATTGCCTCATCCATATAGAACAGCAACAAAGCCCGTATACTCTTACGATAGGCCATTGCCTGATCCTTTAGCTCGCGAGGAGCAGAATCAGAGACGCTGATAATGCGATCCAAGCACCGCTCTGCCACCTCTTCCGGGGTAAACCCGCGATTACTTGTGGTCTGTACCGAAACGCTTCCTACAGCCAGCTCAAGCATTACGTTCTAGGCTTCCTGACTGCGCCGCTACGGTAGCTGTCTGTAGTGTTGTACCCCTCTCCTAGCTCTTCCAGCTTGGCTATTGCCTCTTCATAGCGCTGAGCATACAACTGCATCAGGTCCGCATCGCCCTTGAGGTAGGTGTATGCCTCAAGAATACAGCCGTACAGCAAGGTGGACTCTGCATTAGTCCCTAGCCAGCTAGTGCCAGAAGAGGCCGCAGTGATGGATTCTGGCTTGTGGAAGTAGTGAAGCTCTACCGCGTAGTTGCTGTTGGGCGTCGGCCCAATAAGAAAGTAAGTGTCGCTAAACAGGCCGTAGCACTTGGGAACGCCGGACGTAGATGCAGACGGATATGCCTGACGGATAAAATTAATATCTTTAAACAGCAGGTAGTCATAACCGGAATTATCTATTGCGAGAGAATATGGCGTTAAAAAATCTGTCGGCATGGCCAAATACTGGTTGCCGGATGTCATGCTGGCTGTGACATTTTGCCTGAAGTCGGGCAACTGACACCGTTTTAGAATCCTGTCCTCAGCCTGAGTAATGATTGTAGTCAGGTTGTTGACAAAGCTGGTCTCGCTCGACTCCGTATAGTCCTGTATTGCCTGCTTTAGCGTGGTGAAAGTGAACGCCATTAAGATATCTCCACTGTTACGCGGCCCACTTCTCCAGCCATGTCCAGACCAACAGTACGGCTACCCAAGGCAGTATTGCCCCCACCAACCGGATCAAACGCAGAAAGCGCTCGACTTTCATCCAAACTGTCGTCGGGTCTAGGAAATCTAAGGGCTTGAGGGTCGCTGGCGTTGACATCGCCCAGCTTGAGCTGTGGCTGGTCTTGATCAACCACGTCTCGACCGACTAACAACCCATTCCAACGCCCGTCTTCAATCTGGCGGACCAGATCTCTAATTGGGTAGCGAAAGCCCGTTCTATCGCAAAAGCCAAATGCGTGTTTTCCGGTGACATAACTACTCATAAGTTGTTATAGCCTCCGGGCGACACATACAAAGACGCCTTCTCTCTTGCCGCGTCTGCCGCCAAGCTCCACTGCTCCTCATAAACCTGCTTTAGGCTTGGAGCTAGTTGTAACGACTCCGGCCTTTTGCTGGCAATCTGATAAGCTAAACCGGCGACAAGGCACGGCAAAAATCTAGCCGGTACATCCATATTATTGGACGCCGGTCTTCCGCTGTCTTCGATGCGGTCCAT